CTCAGATGAGTCTACTGGGTTTCCATCCTTTGCTCACGGTCAGACAGGTGTATCTGGTGTAGGACGTACTGCCTCTGGTATCTCTATGCTTATGTCTGCTGCTAATGGTAGCATACGTAATGTAGTCAAGAACATTGATGACTACTTACTAGCTCCACTAGGTAAAGCTTTCTTTAACTTTAATATGCAGTTTAACTTTGATGCAGATATTAAAGGTGACCTAGAAGTTAAGGCTCGTGGTACAGAAAGCCTGATGGCTAATGAAGTACGTAGCCAACGTCTAATGCAGTTCCTACAAGTTGTACAAAACCCTGCTCTAGCTCCCTTTGCTAGGATGGATTATATTGTACGTGAAATTGCTAAGTCTATGGACCTTGACCCAGATAAGGTTGGGAACAATATGGCACAGGCTGCAGTACAAGCAGAAATACTTAAAAAGTTCCAAGAAGCTAATCCACCAGAGCCACAACCAGGTGTTCCACCTGTACAAGGCCCACAGGGAGCACCTGCGGGTGCTCAGGTGCAGGATACGTCTGGTGCTGGGGGTGGTACTATAGGAACTGGAACAGCCCCTCAGCCAGGAGAACAGGGCTTCTCAGGTAACACTGGGCAACAAGGGTAATGAAACTGGTGGTAAACAATAACCTTAAACCTTTTGTAAATAATCCAGAGTTGTATAATACATTTCTGGTTGAGATAGAAGAACGAATTATGTTTGCTCAGATTGCATTAGAGCAAGTTAGAGAACCTGATCAAATGTATAGACTGCAGGGTGAAATACATGCTCTACGTTCTTTAGGAAGATTGAGAGAAAAAGTTAATGGCAGCTCCTAAAACTTCATTAAGGCCCAAAAACAGACCTGATTTTAGTAAAACAAGAGTAATTAAAACTTTTGTTGAGGGTGAAGATGGGACTAAAATAGACCTTACTGATTATTATAATCCTATTCTTTCTTTAGGACTTTCTCATGGAAGAAAGTTTAGAGAAATGAAAACTCCACTTAGTGCATTAGGAGCTTATTTACCTCCTTATAAAGATAAGGGAGTAGAAGTAATTGGTGGGACTACAGACAGTAAAGTAAATAAATTTTATCAGGAAGAAAAACCAAACTCTCCCCCTATTAAAATTCATGATGTTGTTTTAATTGACAGTCAAGGAAGTGAAGTTGCTGCTCACGAATATATGCACAAAGGTTTTGAAACCCTTAGAAATGCTTACTCAACTGAAGAACTTGAAAAGTTAATTGGTAAGATGGAAACAAGAATTTTAAAAAGGAAGGATTTTGAACATTTTTTAGTCCAAGCTATTTTAGAAAAAGAATACGGAAGTACGGATAATAAATATCTTGAACGTGCAGGTTTAACAGCGGAAAGCATTAAAAAAGTTAGACGAACTGCTGATAGTCTATACGACATATCAAATAAAAAACTAAAAGATATGGGTTTTTATGTAGAGAAACCCCACGGAAAACCTTTTAAAAGAGCTGAAAAAGAAAGTTTTCTTAGTGGTATATTGAAAAAATTTGGTTTTTCAGAAGGTGGTGATGTAAATCAACAGACAGAAAATGATATTAAAAACTATATAACTAAACAAAGATTTGCCCAAGGAGGCTTAACAATGAACGAACAAACAGAAATGGCTTTTATGCAACAAGGTGGTTTAAAAGATGATGGTATGAAGCAAGACCCTGTAAGTGGCAACCCAATACCTAATGGTTCTATGGCTGAAGAAGTACGAGATGATATACCTGCTCAGTTATCTGAAGGTGAATATGTTGTACCTGCTGATGTTGTTAGGTACTACGGAGTAAAACATTTTGAAGATATACGAAATAAAGCAAAAAGTGGCTTGCAAAGCATGGAAGCTAATGGTAGAATAGGTGGTGAACCTGTTCCTGTTGGTGGACCTAAAGCTGGTATGCAGCAACCTCAACAAATGGCAGGTGATCTTAACCAAGATGAGATGAATGAAATACAGTCTATGATGATGGCTGTAGGTGGTTTTGTAGAAGAACCTAATAATATGCAGCAAGGTAGTGCTGACCCTTATCAACAACAACAGACTATGTATAAACAACCTATGGCTATGGGTGCTTTTAATGGTACTGATGTATCAGGTTTTGGTTTTACACCTGCTGAAGCTGCTGTTAGTACTCCTAGTCCACAAGCTGGAGATGGCTCTTTTAGTGTAGACCCTAGATTATCTAACCCTGGACAAGGTTTATTTTCTAGTGATCCTAATAAAAATACAATAGTTATTCTTTATAGTCCTGATGGTCTTATAACTAGATCTCTTAATTTACCTGCGGATAAAATAGAGTATGATAACTTAATAGCTCAAGGTTACGTAACTACAAAACCAACTGTTGCAAAGGAATCAAGTGGTGGGCGTAGGGGTGGCAGTGGTGGTACTCCAGGTGGTAATAGCCCTATTGTAGATAAAGACTGGGGTAAAGGAGTAGACTGGACTAAACCTGGTGAATATGCTGATAAAATCTATAACAGTGTTAAGGATTTAAATAATATGGCAGGGGCTGGTTTTGCAGGAGCTTCTTTACTTGGTGCATCTGGGATAGGTATTGCCATTGGAGTGGGAGCTAAATTTAAAATAGGGGCTGCAGTATCTGATTTACACGCAGCAGCAATTATAGCAGAAGCTAGAGGATTGCCTGATGAAGTTAAAAGAATTAATGATATGGCAGATAGCTTAATTAAAAGTGGGGGAGGACTTTTACAGTTTGCTAATTACTTTGGTATGATGAGTGGGGTCGGAAACGCTAAAAATAGATTAGATGAAGATGGTTATCAGTATGGAAAAGATGATGATGGATCACCAATATTTAACTCAGCTCAAATAAAGTATAATTCAAACTTAGGTAGTAAACCTAAACCTGCAGCTACAGTTACAGATGCACCTAAACCTACAGTTGATGGACCTACTGCTGCACAAAAAAGGTTTGCAGCAAAACAAAAAGCTGAAAGAAAAGCTAGGATAGATTCTGCAAGTGATAACCTAGATAAAGCTACAGGGCCAGGAGGAGAATCTACAGTTCGAAAAGATGCTGCTGCAGTTGCAGGAGCACCAATTACTTTTAGGAAATCAGAGAGTGAACAAGGGTTTACAGGTGGATTTAACAAAGGTGGTTTAATGACATCTAAAAAGAAAAAGAAGAAGACTAAAGGCAAATAAGGCTACTCAGCTACGGCTGACCCCAACATAAAGGAAATAAAATGCCAGAACTAGCAGAAGTACAAACACCAAAAGTTGCAGGATTTGTAGACAGAGGTTATAACTACGAGCGTAAGCGTAAAAAACTTGATGATGAAGAAGAGGAGATTAAACGCCTTGAAGCTGAACAAGCTGGAGAACCAACAGAGCAACAAGAAGAAGCCACTGAAGAAACAGAGGCCAATTCAGAAGATGAAGAGAAGACGTTATCTGGAGAAGAAAAATCGTTTAAAAAACGATACGGTGATCTAAGGCGTCACATCCAAAAGAAAGAAAAAGAGTGGGAAGATAAACTAGAAACTCTTCAAAAAAGGTCTGCTAGAGAAGGTATTGTACCACCTAAGTCAGATGAAGACATAGATGAATGGGCAAAAGAACATCCAGACGTAGCAGGTATTGTAGAAACTATTGCTACTAAAAAAGCACAAGAAATGTTTGCTAAAGCAGAGATACGTCTACAAGAGTTAGATGATGCTCAAGCAGAAGTTACACGATCTAAAGCAGAAACTAAGATTAAAGAAACTCATGCAGACTTTGATGAGCTAAGAGAATCAGATGAATTTCATGACTGGGCAGATGAACAGCCTAAGTGGGTTAGAGATGCACTGTATGAAAACTCAGATGATCCAGCCTCTGTAGTACGTGTTATTGATCTTTATAAAGGAGATAAAGGTTTAACTACTACAGCTAAAAAAGTTAAAACTAAAGCAGCAGCCTCTACTGTTACTAAACGTAGTAAAACACAAGTAGATGCAGAAGGTACAAGTGATTCAATATCAGAGTCTCAGGTGTCTAAAATGTCTGCTAGAGAGTTTGAAGAGAAATCAGATGAAATTACTAAAGCAATGCGTTCTGGTAAATTTATCTACGATATGTCTGGTAATGCCAGATAGCTGTTGACAAACGAAAAAACAACAGTATAACTAGGGTGTAATACAAAAGCCTCGTAAGACTACCTTTTGTACGCTCTCACATTTCCAAAAGTCTAAACTATTAAGAACTACCTGTTCAAGTACAGGCCCATCTGTTTATTATATTTGATTGATCATTGAATAGATAAACACTTGCACCCTAGAAAATGTACAGCCTTTTTTGAGTGTTAGCTTTGTCACAAAGCCAATTATCAGGAGGATTTTATAATGGCTTTTACAACCGCAACGGGTTATGGGAATTTACCAAACGGTAATTTTAGTCCCGTAATCTACTCCAAAAAGGTACAACTTGCTTTCCGTAAGTCTACCGTAGTAGGGGATATTACCAACTCAGATTATTTTGGAGACATCGCTAGTCAAGGCGATACCGTCAAGATTATCAAAGAACCTGAAATTTCTGTGTCGCAGTACGCAAGGGGTACGCAGGTTACAGCACAAGACCTTGAAGATGAGGATTTTTCACTCACCGTAGACAAAGCGAACTACTTTGCTTTTAAAATGGATGATATTGAAGAAGCACATTCTCATATTAATTTCATGGACTTAGCTACCAATCGTGCAGCTTATCGCCTAGCTGACCAGTATGACCAAGAAGTTCTTGGCTACTTATCTGGTTACGCACAAAGTTCTTTGCATAGTCAGGCAAGTGCTCTTAACACAACTGTTAATGGTACTAAATCTGTAACTACTGCAGGTTCTAATGAACTGCTTTCTTCTATGCAGCTTCATAAAGGTGACTTTGGCAACATTACAACAGCATCTGCTGGTACTCATTCGATTCCAGTAACTGCTCGTATGCCAGGAGCTACATCACTACCAACAGCAACTGTTTCCCCTGCGATGATTATTTCACGCATGAAGCGTTTGTTGGACCAACAGCAAGTAGACTCACAAGGTCGCTGGCTGGTAGTTGATCCAGTATTTATGGAAATCCTAGCTGATGAAGATTCACGCTTCATGAACGCAGATTTCGGTGAGTCTGGTGGACTACGTAACGGTCTAAACATCAATAACTTCCACGGCTTCCGTGTGTACTCTTCGTCCAATCTACCTGCTTTAGGTACTGGTCCAGGTACATCTGGTACAGCCAACCAATTAACTAATCTTGGTGTTATTGTTGCTGGACATGATTCTGCTATTGCTACTGCAGAGCAGATCAATAAAACCGAAACATATCGTGACCCTGACAGCTTTGCTGACATTGTTCGTGGTATGCATCTTTACGGCAGGAAGATTCTTCGTCCAGAAGCTATCGTAACTGCTCGTTATAACGCAGCGTAAGGGAGGATATAACTTATGGCTACTTTTGATATGACTCTCGCTTCTACTGCTGGTGTTGGTGCAGACGTTCTTGCTGTTCCAACTGTAGTAGGACACACAGTACGCACTCTTGAAGCAATCTTAGATATTGATGCTATGATTACTGCTGGTGCTACTATCGCTAACGGTGACATCTTTCAACTACTAGAAGTTCCTGCTGAATCAATCGTGATTGCTGCAGGTGCTGAAATCATGAAGTCTTTTACTGCAAGTTGTACTTGTAATATTGACTTTGGTGGTGGGGATGACATCATTGATGGTGCAGCACTAGATGCTGCAGCAGGTACATACCTTGTAAAAGGTTCTAACGGTGAAGCTAACATCGTTAACACAGGTGCAGCTTCTACATATGCTGCAGAGTCTTTGGCTCTTGTGGGTGCTGCTGATACTGTTGATGTTACAATCGCTGGTGCGGCTGCTGCAACTGGACGCTTACGTGTCTATGCAGTAGTTGTTGATGTTTCTGCTGCTCACACTGAAGCTGCAGTTGCTCAACGTGACTTAATCTAAAATAACTTTAGGGGCTGCTTCGGTGGCCCCTTTAGCTTATCCAAAGGAAACATAATGGCACTTACTTTTTTATCATTAACTAATGATGTTATAGCAAGAATGAATGAGGTAGTGCTTACTTCTAGTGATTTTACTTCATCTAGGGGTATACAAACACAATGTAAAAATGCAGTAAATGATGCTATAAGATACATTAATCAAAGAGAGTTTGGTTATTCTTTTAATCATGCCTCTAACAGTTCTACATTAACTCCAGGTGTAGCTAGATATTCTGTACCAACAGATACAAAGTCTTTAGATTATAGTACAGCTAGAATTAAGAAAAGTGCAAGTTTAAACGCAACAGGTAATAATCTTACTAGTTTAAATTACTATGAGTATATTGATAACGACTATGCTAATGAAGAAGACGATATAACAACTACAACTCTTGATGGTTCTCATACTGATTCCGTAACAACTCTTACCCTAACCTCTGCTACAGGCTTTGATGCCTCTGGTAAAGTTTATGTTGGTGGTGAAGAAATAACATACACAGCCGTTTCTGGAAGCACCTTGACAGGTTGTACCAGAGCAGCTAACAGCACAACTGCTGCTGCATATGCAACTGGAGTTACAGTAACACAGTTTGAGGGTGGTGGAATACCAAGACAGATTATACGTACACCAGATAACAACTATGTTCTTTACCCCTATCCAGATAAACAATATACATTAGTATTTGATTACTTTACATTCCCATCAGATTTATCTGCACATGGGGATACTACAACTGTGCCTGACAGGTTTGGTCCAGTAGTTGTAGATGGTGCTACAGCTTATGTTTATATGTACCGTGGTGAACAAAGTCAATACCAATTAAACTTTGAAAGATTTCAACAAGGCATAAAAAATATGCAAAGTTTACTTATTAATAAATTTGATTATGTAAGATCACCTATGATAGTCAGACCAGGATCAGCCATGAACTTTAACTCTGGGGTTGTTAGTTAATGCCAGATAGTTCTCAAGTACAACCAGCAGCATTTAACTGTGAAGGTGGGCTAGTTTTAAACAGGTCCACTTTTCTTATGCAACCTGGTGAAGCTTTAGTTTTAGAAAACTTTGAGCCTGACCTTGAGGGTGGTTACAGAAGGGTTAATGGCTTTCGTAAATTTGTTTATCCTATAGTTCCACAAACCTCTAGCTCTAGTGAAAAGGTTTTAATGGTTGCTAACTTTGCAGATAAAGTATTAGCAGCTAGGGGTCAAAAGATATTTTCTTCTGCATCTACTGAGTTAAGTTTAACAATAACTTCTACTACTGGTATGACAGGCTCTGGTACAATTACAGTAGACTCTACTGCAGGGTTTGCTTCTAGTGGTACAATACAAATTGGGTCAGAACTGTTTACCTATACTGGTGTTACAAGTACTACATTTACAGGTGTAACAAGGGCAACATCCAGCACTACTGCAGCTACTCATCTTTTTAATACTGTGGTGTCTCCCTCTAGTTGGACAGAAATAGATTCAAGTAGAACTAGTGCATCTAAGTATTCTTTTGAAAGATATAACTTTGATGGTAACGATAAAATAATATTTGTAGATGGTGCTAATGCGCCTGTTATATTTAATACATCTTTAACTGCTGCAGATGTAAGTGAAAGTTCTGTATCTGGCTCTAAGTTTGTAGCTGCATATAGAAACCATATGTTTTATGCAGGTAAGTCTACTACACCACAAGAAGTAGTATTTAGTGAACCTTTTGATGAAGATGGTTTTCAATCAGGTGATGGTGCAGGTAGTATTAAAG